TTGTGACAGTTTTGTTTCAATTACATTAAAATCTAGATAAGTGTATGGGGTTGTCCCATATCAACTATAAGGATTCAAAATGAAAAGACTAATTGCAAGCATATTAGCCACTATATCAATCACAGTATCAGCCGCAGATATCACAGGCGCTGGTGCTACATTCCCTTATCCAATCTATGCTAAATGGGCCGAAGCCTATAGTAAAGAAACTGGTGTTAAATTAAACTATCAATCAATCGGTTCATCTGGTGGTATACGCCAGATTAACAACAAGACAGTTACATTCGGTGCTACCGATGCGCCAGTCAAAGGTGAAGACCTTGATAAATTGAATCAGATACAATTCCCTGCTATCATCGGCGGTACTGTGCCGATTATAAATCTTGAAGGCTTCAAAGCTGGTGAGTTACGTATCACTGGTCCTGTTCTAGCAGAAGTATTCATGGGTGATATTATAAAATGGAATGATCCAAAGTTACAAGCATTGAACCCAGGTAAGAAATTGCCCGATACTAATATCACAGTCGTGCACCGTGCTGATGGATCAGGTACCACATTCAATTGGACTGATTATCTCACAACAATATCAAAGCCATGGGCTGATAAAGTTGGCAGAGGTGCCGCAGTTAAATGGCCTGCCGCATCATCCGTTGGCGGTAAGGGCAATGAAGGCGTAGCCGCTAATGTAACGAGAGTGAAAGGTGCTATTGGGTATGTTGAGTATGCGTATGTAAAGAAAAACAATTTGACATTCATGCAATTACAAAACAAAAATGGTAAGTATGTTAGCCCGGATGATTTAACATTTGCATCGGCTGCGGTCGGCGCTGATTGGTTCTCAGTACCAGGTATGGGTGTATCCATTGTGGATCAGAAGGGTGATAATACATGGCCTGTAACCACAGCATCATTCATTATCATGTACAAGGATCCAGTTGATAAGAAAGCATCCGAAGAAGTGCTAAAGTTTTTTGATTGGTCATTCAAAAATGGTAAGAAATTATCCGAAGAATTGGATTATGTCCATCTACCAGAATCATTGACTAGCCAAATCAAATCAAAGGTATGGTCACAGATTAAATAATTACCTTGACACCACACCAAGGCTATGGTATAATGTTACTATAGCCCTTTTTTTATTGGATCATTATGTTTATATTTGATGTTGAAACTCTTGGTAAAGATTCCGATGCAGTGATTTTGTCTATGGCCGCAATCTATTTTGATCCCGATAAAGAGCCGAGCCATACCCAATTAAGAGAGTCCGCATTCTTTTGTAAGTTTGATGTAAAGCAACAAATCAAAGAATTCAATCGGAGAGTGGACAAAGGTACCGTTGAATGGTGGTCCAAACAATGCGAGAATGCTCGGAACAAATCATTTAAGCCACATGTAAACGATGTGCCATTTGAATTGGGTCACGCCGCAATGAGCCAATGGGCTAAATCAAAGAGTGATAATAATTGTTGGGTATGGGCCCGTGGTAATTTGGATCAGATGGTCCTAAGCCACATTGAGGATCAAATGGGCCTTGAAAACATCTGGTCGTATGCAAGATGGCGTGATGTAAGAACCGCGGTAGATTTTCTGTATGGTACCAAGAATGGATATGTTGAAGTGGACACACCAGCCTGGGTAGAAGCCTTTGATTCAAAGCTACATATTACAAAGCACAATCCAATTGATGATTGTGTATTTGATGCAATGCAGTTAATGTATGGAAAGAAGAATCAATGAAGTATTTTGTAATTACAGGCACTCATTCCGAATTTGATTTTTTTGTAAAACGTAAATTGAAAGCATTTCCAGAGTTATATGAAAGAAAAGATTTTATTTACGTAGCGGGTTTTGAAACGTTTATGGGTCATACCAATGTAAAAGGCTGGTTCTATGGCTCCTGGCGTGAGAGGGAAGATATTCGGTTAATTCTGGATATTCTATCAACAAAAGCAACAATGCCATATCCAGATCCACTATTAAAAATATTCCAAGAATTCAAATGAAAATATCACAAGTCCAACAGAGGATAGAGTATCACCGAATCAAAGACAAACAGGAACGGATTCACCGTGACCATCTGGAATATGTCAGGAAAGCAAATCAAAAGAGAATTGAACACCCAAACAAAGGTAAAAGGATAGACGTTTATGTATAATAATGATATTGATGAATATGTGAAAGAACTAGAGCAAGAAATAATCCGCCTGAAGGAGATTATAGAAAAACTCAGCAACACCGAGGAGTTAAACCCTCAAGCAGTATTTGCATTCCCTAGCCCACCAAGGATTGATAGATGAAAAAGTGGCAAGAAAAAGAATACTCCCAATGGGTATATTATGATGATATTGATGGTAAAATCATCGGCGCATCCTACAAGGTCGGCACTCAGAATAGTATATGGGGAGCCAAGATATACAAAGAAACCGAGTATATTCTAGGTACCTATATTGATTCAGATTATGCTAGAAGCGCGGTAGAAAGCTATTGGGACATTGAAAGTAGGACATTATTAAATGAGTAAGATAGCCTTAAACAAAAGCGATATAGAAGAAATCACCAAAGTATTAAATGACCATGGAATACAATATTTCAATCTGGTATATAAACAAAATGCTATTGGATATTGTATTGACTTGGAGTATAATACCGCAATCAATGGTACAATGTGCAGAGTAATAGTACCAGTCGTGGGAGTTGAAGAATGGTAAATCCTATCACGGTATTAATAATCGCATTATATAATCTATGCCTATTTGCAGGAACAGCGTATCTTGTCATAGAATACGATTGGTCAGCATGGTGGTTTCTATTCACCATATTAGTTATGAGTATGTATAGGAGCGATAAGAAAGATGAATAAATTTTATGTTTACATGTACCTAAGAGAGGACGGTACGCCATATTATGTGGGTAAAGGAAAAGGTAAGAGAGCATATGCAATAGATAGAAGGCTCAAAGTGCCATCCGAAGATAGAATAGTATTTCCTTACACCAATTTGACGGAAGAAGATGCATTTCAAAAAGAAATAGAATTAATATCCAAATATGGTAGAAAAGATATTGGGACTGGAATATTAAGAAATCTAACCGATGGTGGTGAAGGTGCGAGTGGATTAGTAATGAATGAAGAAACAAAAACTAAAATAGGAAACGCACTTAGAGGAAGAAAACAGCCTCAATGGGTTATTGATGAAAAAAAAGCACGGCCTGGCAAAAAACCTACTCTAGAAACATTAGAAAAAAGACGCCAAACAATGCTAAGAATATTTGGTGGCGCACCCAATAAAGGCATATCTCCTTCAGAAGAAACTAGGGAAAAATTGAGACAAGTTAACTTGGGAAAAAAACAATCGCAAGAAACAATTAATAAACGAGTTTCAAAATTAATAGGACAAAAACGCTCCGAAGAGTTTGGTAAAGCAGTATCCTTGAGGCAAAAAGGTCTTAAGAGAGGACCAAGAACTAATGATATGAAAGCCTATAGAACTGTGACATGTCCACATTGCGGAAAGACTGGTGATGTGAGTCCAATTAAACGTTGGCATTTTGATAATTGCAGATATAATAAACTGCAAACCAAAGCATTACAAGCACAAAATGCTGGATTAGATAATTTCCTGAGCGATTAACGCACCGCAACCGAACTAGCGAGAAATGCCGACTATAAAGACATGCCCTAAGTGTGGGATCACTCACAAAAAAAGAGGACCATTCTGCGGATACTCCTGTGCCAATGCCCGTGAACAAACGCCAGAGATCCGACAGGCCAAGAGTGAGAAACTAAAAGCATATCACCAATCGCCAGAGGGAATCGCAACGGCCTCAATGAGCCGAGACTTTATGAGAGCCATTAACAGAGAGCGGGCCAATGACCGAAGCGGCGAATACACCTTAAAGGACGAAGACTGGATGCTTGACATCCCGGTACAATACGATGATGATAACGGAGATACATATAGCGACGGAAACGATATATGGAGATCCTAATGAAGACACTAAAGCACACCTGCGACAACTGCGAGGCCCAATTCAAAATAGTTTACGATGGCGACCAAGCGCCAGATGATCCAACCTTTTGCCCATTCTGTAGCGAATACATAATGGAAGAGAGTGAGGATTCCGATGACTTGGACCTATAACAATGAGAGTGTGAGTGATGAAGTGATTGGCGATGCATACGGGTTCGTTTATATCATAGAGAATTTGACTAATGGGCGCCGATACATTGGGCGCAAATACTTGACTAAGGCTGCATACAAAACGGTGAAGGGCAAGCGAAAGAAGATCCGTAAAGCAAGCGATTGGGAAACCTATTGGGGTTCTAATAAGATGCTGATAGAGGATGTGAAGACTCTCGGCGAAGTGAACTTTACTCGGACCATTGTGATGTTTGGTCGTAATCGCTCCGAGTGTTCATATTGGGAAACTCACTACATCTTTTCATTGGGAGCCCTGCTGAGTGATGCATTCTATAACGAGTGGGTGACTTGCAAGATATCAAAGAAGAATATAAAACGACCCGGAATAACCTAATGGCCATCAGCGTTTGGAGAGGTCTTTTTCGGATATCCACTTCCAATGAGCATTGTTGCACCGGACGTAGGCGCCATGCTTAACCTTCAATTATAACACGTTTTCCCGGATTTGTCAACACTTGACAGGATTATCTTTTTGTGGTATAATTAATCTTTACGGAAAATTACCATGGACGAAGCGCAATTAAAATCCCTTTTAGAAACTCTAGCGGACCTTTCCCTAGAGGGAGAAACCTTCCAAATTTGCCATGCGGCTCTGCGCCTGCAGACTGCGCTGATTGACCATTATCAGCCTGATTGAAGTTTACCAAAAATAACACTTGACAAGCCTGTAATACTTTTGTATAATGGGGCTGTGGGGCTCTCAGATACTTGATTATTTTAGTCTGGTATTACTTGACATTAGTACCAATCCTGTTATACTGGATCCATGTTGAAAGAGAAATCAAATATGAATTCAGATGTTAAACCTTTCGTTTTCGGGTTTGTTTATGCACTAGCCCTTGCTGTGCTGGTGCTTGACTTGATGGTTTGGAGATCCCTATGAGCCGCATGTCCGACTTAGCTATTGATATCCAATGTGATTTGGAAGAAGGAATACTTTCGTTTGCAGAAATTGCAGCCAAGTATGAGGTACCCATTACATGGGTTGTTGAAGTCCTGGAGATTTGTAATGAATAAGATTTACTTTGCAGAAAAATTTGAATTGGCTCCTGGGAAATTCGTAATGAAATTTTCCTGTTCTGACCTGAATAACGTTGATACGGAATTAGATTTTAATTTTCGGTCAGATTTGGCCAATGCAATTATCCGTGATGTTCAGGATCGTATTACTAAAGTGTTACTGGCCCGAGGATATGCATTTGAATCCATGAACCTTAGGTCCATGTCCATCACAGCCCTCAAAAAGTAATACCTTTGCTGTAATTGACTTTTACCAGGATTCTGGTATAATAGATTACATGAAAAGCAGAAAATTAAGATCCGACAGAAATCATGTTCTGTACCGTGTCACCTGTGTAGATACCGGTGATTCATACATTGGTGTTACAGTAGCCAAAGGGCATGCATTTGTGAGATCCGTCAAGGTCCGTTGGCAAAAGCATGTCAGTCGGGCTAAGTGTGAAAACAAGACTTGGGCATTTTGTGAGGCTCTCCGTACTCTGGCCGATTGTGAATGGCGCTATGAGGTACTGGATGTGGTACGTGGGCGTAAACCAGCGCACCAAAGTGAGCGAGCACTAATTGACTTGTTTGAACCCACTTTGAATACTTTTTAACTAGAGCAAAAAAGTCAAGTATTGGTTGACAAAACTCCAGAACCTGGTATAATTAACCCATAGATTGAAAGAAAAGAAATGCCCGAAGTAGTTGAAACAGAAAAAGTTGCAGAAGTAGTCCAAGAAGAAATGTCGGATTACGAGTACATGATGAGTTGTCTTTATGACAACGATTGAAAAAGGAAACAGAAAATGACAAACCTCCAGATTACCCTCGCTAACTTGCAAAGCGAGTACCAGCGAAATTTTGAAATTAACAAGTCCCTACGGGCGCAGATCCGAGACTTGAAGTTTCAGGTCGTAAAAGAAAAGGCTTTTGCTAAGGTACTCCGTCAGAGTGCTAAGATGACTAAACGTGCGGAGATTGATGCGAAAAGAGCGATGCGGATTGAAGCCCTGGAAAAAAAGATAATGGCGCTTAGAATGCGTTAAAGGAGTTTATTGTGGAAGATTTTGTAAGAGTTGAAGATATGATAGAGGCGCTGAGAGCATTGCCCGCTGGCGCTAGACTGGTGGTGACGCATTCGGGTTATTACTGTTACAATGAGTTGGCAGGTGTGTGTATGCCGGAAGCATATACGATGGATTCGGACGAAGGCGGTCTTTCCGAAGGGGAAGTAGTGTATCGGCTGGGCCATTCGCACCAATCTTATTGATTGGTTTCCTGATGCTAGGCAGGTTAAGGCCTAGCAGTCCTATCCCAAGGATCACGCACCCTAGAAGGTGCGGCCGATGAGCATCGCAAGCCTTACCACGGGTGCCGATGGACGAGAATTTGGGAAGCAGTAGTTAGCAGTGGGAGACTTTGGTCGGCCCAGGTGAGACTGGGTTCCTTCTAATCCTTTAAATGAGTATTGAAATGAGTAAAGTTAAAAAAGTGCCTGGTTTTGAGAATTATTCTGTGTCCAGTGATGGGCGAGTGTTTTCCTTGCGTGGAGAATTGAAACTTTCCACGTCCACTGGATATGCTAATGTAAAATTGTCTAATGGTCCAGAAAAACAGAGTTGCCAAGTCCACCGATTGGTTGCAAAACTTTTTATTCGCAATCCTAAAAATCTGGAGATTGTGAACCATATTGATGGCAATAAACTGAACAATGACGTATCCAATCTGGAATGGGTTGACCGCAAGGGTAATGCTCGGCACTATGAAAGAGAGTTGGCGCCATTACAACGTGCAAAGCGCAAAGCTAAAAAAGACAATGATATGAAGGCTCGGATGTCAATTGTGAATTTTTCACATTCCGCTTGTACCAGCAATCCTGCGTTATTTCACTCAATTTATAAAACCGTAATGGGTGAGGGTTAATACCAGACTAAAAAAACTGAGAACTTTCGCAGTATATTGACAAATTGACTCATTGTGATATACTGTAGTCTGGAGATTGAAATTTATGAGCAAAACGATTTACATTTACACTATCAAAAAATCATATACAATGACAAAGACTGGCCTAGAGAGGGTTGTCTGGCACATCATGGATGAGGATTTTGTGGTAGATGTATGTGACCTCAAGCGGGATGCCAAGTACTATTGTGACCTGTGGAATTCTGCAAAATAGTTGACTAAAAAAACTGAGAACCTTTGTTGTATATTGACAATCTCTGGATTCCTGGTATAATTAACCCATAGATTGAGAGAAAAGGAAAAAGTATGAATTACGGAATGTTCTCGGAAGAAGGAAACCTCGCTGTTCATGGTATCGTGTTGTACCATAAAGCGATTGGAAGTCCTTGGCTTGTTGTCTACAAAAACCTGTGTGATTTGGCCGATGCAAATCCTAACATGTTTGGTGAAGCTACCGACACCGAAGTGCGTGAAATGGTTTACATTGCTGTTGGTGCGGCTAATGAGGACTTCTATGTGTGAAGCCTTTAGAGGATATAAAGATATCCCTAGTCAGGTCGTGGCTAGGGACTTGAAGGAAAAGGGTATTTCCACTTACAGTTGGTATGCCGCTAATGGATGCATTGGCGTTACATACGGAAATGTTAGTTGTTACTACTATGTCCGTGACGGCAAAATTGTTGACATAATTTTTGATTGAGGTTTTTCATGGCTAAGCTATACATTTTCACACAAAATTACGAGAATTATGGCGATGAGGAAAACCCTCACTGGAAAGCAAAGGGCGGTTCGGATTACTTTGTGCCGGACTTCAATGGAGACGAGGCTACCACTGTGATGCTGGTCCGTGACCAAATTGAGTGTAATAATGAGTATTACAAAAGCTCCATTCTCGGCTGGGAAGTAGTACCTAATGACTACATGACGGAATTTGAAAAAGACCAACTGGAATACGAAGGAAGTATTCGTTTTCCTACCAGTGTCATTTCCATAAATTCTTAATACATGAACCATGTACGACATTACACTTAATACATTAGTGTTACATGGGGACTCACGCCTATATCTGAATGGGTGATTATAATGTATATCAGAGAAGCGCAGTTTTTTGATACTTTAGTATTAGTCGTAAAAAAACAACTTTTGGTATTTTTCACTTGACAATCTTTACCATCCTGTTATACTATACCTATAGATTGATAGAAAAGCGAAGGAAAAAAAATGTTGTTAACTCTCTTAGGTGTTTTTGTTGCTCTGGTTCTTGTCGGAGTTGTTGTTAGTTCTTCCGTAACTTCTTTGGGATAATATAGAATGCGTACCAAAACAATCATTGAAGGTTTTAAAAATTCTCAGAAATTCCGTGTTATCTTCAAAGGTGACGGTTCTGAGAATGATGTTGGCTTTTATATGACAATCAAGCAAATGACCGAACAATTTGCTACGGCTAATGCCCGAGCCATTTGCTGGGTTGCGCTGGCCCAGTTATCATACGAGCGGCGTATGGCTGATGCTACTAGCAAGCCTGTTCCTACGGGTCTTGGCACTACAATTCGTGGTAAGCAAGTTCAAGTTGATTTGGTTTAAGGAATTATCATGGACAAAGCTATTCTGGAATTCTTAGCATCTGGCGGTAAAATCGTGAAGTGTAAACCACGTGCTCCGCGTAAAGGTGAAAAGACTTGGACTGCTAGCCGATACTCTATCGCTAACATTGGCGCTAAAGCTATGGCGATTGGATCACGTGGAATTAAGGCAACGAGGGATTATGTTTAATATTGAATACATTGAAGTGGATCAACCCGTGAAACATGCTCGGGAAATTGTGTCGGATTTGCTTGGTTCTAGATTTTTGGACTCTGGCGCTTTTGCTCAAGTTTATCGGTGTGGTAATGAAATCCTGAAAATCTTTGAAGATGACAAAGGCTACCTAGCGTACCTTGAAGGATTGTCTAAACTGCAGGAAGTGAATTCCTATGCGCCAGTTATTTACTATGTAAAGGTCTTTACTTCTCCTTTGAAAAAAGTCGGTCTAGTATCCATGGAGCCTTTGATTGGCATTGATAAGATTCGTGGCGAAAAGTATAAGGAATTTAGGCGGGCTGTACACCAGATTAGTGCTTACTTTGATAATGATAGCAAGAATTTTGTGATTCCTGAGGAACTTGTAAAATTGAGTAAAATCATCAAGGAAGCAAAAAAATCAACACGGCGAGCCTGTTATGATATCCATATCGGTAATATCATGTTGCGGGCTAACAACAGCCTAGTGGTAACTGATCCACTAGCGTATTGACATTGGTGAGATTTTTAGATATAATGAAGAAATGAAAATCATCTACGTAATCGAAATTAATATGGGACCAGAAATAACGACCTTATCATGGGCGCCAGATTGTTGGGAACCGAAACGAGCCTATACGACACGGCTAGAGGCCGAAAAGCATATAGAATGGTGCTTGCAGGAATACGGCGACAGGCTTGAATACTGCATTGAAGAATTGGAATTGTATGAATGACCGAATTAAACGACTTGCTGAACAGGCTGGATTCCAATATATCAAAGATGAAGGAATTGGTTGGGCTGGAAATTATAATGCCAGTCTACCAAAATTCGCCCTCCTGCTAATGCGTGAAATTGCGATGGTTCAAATCTCACATCAAACAACTATGGACCTGGAGAATAAAAAAATGGATAATCCTGCCAGAGAATTGAATTATGCAGTGATTAAACATTTCGGAGTTGAAGAATGACCAAGCGTAAAATTACCACCCGTGTTATGCTCGACGGTGTTGTGGATAGTACCTTTACACAATTGCGTCAGGTATATACTGATGCTAAAGGTGAGTATGTGAATTGTGACAGAAACAAATATCACATTACCAATGATAGTTTTGACATTGTTTATACCACAGGCAAGGCAATCACATTCAAAGAATTGTT